CAAGGTTCTGGTAGAAGTCCTCGTTATCTAACGGCCCTTCCGTCTGCAGAGTGACTACCGCGGACCCGTCAGGCAGTTCCTCAATCTCTGAACCCTCAAGGTTCATCTCTTCGCCGGGCTCTTCAGCGCCAGCGTCCTGCGGTTCACCGTCAACAAACCTGTTGTATTCGGGATCAATCGGAAACTCGGTGGCCATCTGTGTAAGTCCGTGTTATATTTTCAGCACACACGTTTTGTGTGGCTGGAGAGAATCATGGAAAACAAGGAACGAAAAGCGAAAGTTACCTACTGGGAAGATGACGGGGATTTCATTCACGTTCGTTACACCCAAGAAGATGGCCAACGGGTCGCAGGCGTATTTTATCGTGTTGGTTGGGTAGACCCGCCAACCGACGCACTAGAACGCGCCCGAAAGGCCCTCAGTATGGGGCCCTCCTATTTTGCAGGGCCGCGAGTCCGCCGGTCTTCTTAGTCTCCTCTGCGGGGAACGCTTCGCCTGCAGCAAGACCAGCGGCAACACCGGGGATGCCTCGTGACCCCAACACGCGAAGAAGATTCATTAGATCGCTTCGCGTTTGATCGCCTTTAGATTTTGCTGTGGATTCAAACAAACTATACAGTTCTTCTGCAGGGGCCATCGCTGCTTGACTCAACGCCGCTTGGTCTGCAGCAGGAAGTTTGTTCACATAACCGAGCATTTTTCTTGTTGCAGCCCCGCTTCCTTGGGGGCCCAAAAGTTCAGTTGAATAATCAACATAGTCACTTACGTTCTTGGTCGGTATGTAACCCTCTCCGCCAAGGCGATTGGCAATAAGCATTCGTTCTTTTTCGGGAAGAGACTTGCCGGTAAAGTTCAAAAATGCAGTTCCATACCCGGTATCCGCCAACGCGGAATCATCCCCTTGAAGGGCCGCAGACAATGCCATGCGCTCTCTGTCGGCTTTGCCTTCCAAAGGAACAAAAAAACTTTTGCCCCGTTTGGTTGGAATTTGCACGTTATACGGAGAGCCCAACTGAAAGGTTGTTAATCCTCGAAGAGCCTCCGCGGCCATGACTTTGTTTTTTATTGACGCCGGAATATCCAAATCATCATTGACCGAAGTCTCAAATCCAAGCGCAAAACCCGGTTGGCTTTCAACTGGCTTCCGCCCTGATCTCGATTCTCCGCCAAGATACCCACCAGCAAATGGAACATCGCCGGACGGCCGGAATGCCCCTTGCATTCCTCGCGTCTTCAAACCCTTAAGTCCTAAAGCACCATGCAATACGTCCCGACCCTCAACATCCTTGTACGCTGTTGACGCCCGAGAACTAAAGTTTTGCCGCGAGCCATACGGTGCTTCAATCAAACTTTGCAAATGCCCAGTTCCATACCCCGGAATGTACTCAGGGGTCGCAAACCCAAAAACATTCTCCGGTCGCTCTTCAGGCATTGCAAACACTTTGCCTCGGCTTTCTCTTTCTCGGCCAGACTTCAACGTCTCTAGCCGCTCTGCCGCCCGTTCAAGATGGCGTTGCTCGTCAAGCGACAAATCCATCCGAGGATTGCCCCATTGATGCGGACGCATCCGCTCCAACTGTTGACCATACCCGGCTTCTTCAAGAATGTTGCCGTATTGCGGATCGCGCAACAACGTCGAAAAATCTGGCGTACCGCGAATAGATTCAGGCGTTAACAACCCGCGTTGCAAAATTTCCCGCGCTCCAAGACCAAGTTTGTCTTGCAATTCGTAAAGCGGCTTGTACAGCGACCAAGTGGTTTCCTGCGCCTCGGCCGGAAACATATTTGCTTGCTGCCCAGCCTCGCGTAAACGGGCGCTGGTGCCGACATAACCCGGCGTCAGGCCCGGATCTCCACGGGCGATCTGAATGGCCGTTGGAGAGCCGCTAAACAGCCCTTGGTTGACGCCGAGACCGTTGGCCATCCATGCGTCATTTGTTACCCGGTAAACGTCATCAGCAAGGTTGCGATAGAACGAGTCAACCTTCGGCCCGGACAACGTCACCTTCGACGGATCATCCGCCATCAATGCGCGGTGGGCGTTGTTCTTCCATGCGTCCAGCACAGATTCTTCGCCCTTGTTGCCCAACACGCTGCGGCCCATGATCTCGTTGATTGCCCTTGGGTCTTTGGGGCGGCCGGCTGCAGTCCAGTTCTTCCAAGTGTTCAAAGCGTTGAGCAGGTTCATCTCGACGGATGTCTGCGGTGACATAGCCGCCAACAGTGACGCAAACCGCGGAGCGTCCGCGCCGAACACGTCCATCAACGCTTGCGTGCTTGCCCGATACCAGCCCTTCTTGGCTTCCCCTGCTTTTGCCACGCTGGCCAACTCACTTGCCCGTGGCAGGATATCCAGCAGGCGGTTCATCTCTTTAACGCCTTCAGGATTGGCAATTACCTTGCCGATTTCCTGCGGGGTCATGAACTGCGCCGATTCACCAAAGGTTGGGTACTGCCGAGACAGAACATCCAACTTCTCTTGTTGTTGCTCACTCAGTTGGCTCTTTTGAGCCTGCTTCAGTTCCCGGCCGGTCTGACCGCGCACCGGCGTGTTGGCCGGGCGTAAGGCGCCGCGCAGTTCTGGCTCGCCAGATTGAACCTTGGCATTAGCCATACGCAACGCTTGCGTCTGAGCCTTACCTTGAGGGGTACCGGCCGCCGTCAAGGATGATTGGATCTGGTCGGCCGTTCTAGCAAGCGCAGCCTGTTCCGCGGCCTTGGCATCTGCTGCCGCTGCTTTTGCTGCAGCCTCCGCAGCCAGTTTCATCATCTTGGCTTCGGATTTTTGTGCCGGGCCAAACAAGAGCGCTTTGGCTGCTTCTTTGAAAGCCATTACTTTTCCTTCATCCGTTTGAGGAATTCGTCAATTGTAACCCCGCCCTCTGCAAACTTCTGTTCCGCCTTTACGCCATAGATTGGTTTCTTGGCCAACACTAGCGGTCCAATTTGCAGCACCTCCTCGGCGCCGGTAACCGGCTCCATCGTATGGCGATCGTAGAAATACCCGTGCCGCTCCGGGTCATATCCAACCTGACGCCAGTCCTCGTGCGTCAGATACTGCTGGGCGTTCTTCACCGCGGTGGCCTCATCCAATGGGTTCCACTCGCCGCTGATTGTTGCCCATGGGCCCTTCTGCGCCTCGCCGGTCGCTACCCTGAACGCTCTGTCCGGAGCACCGAACATCCGAGCGTTCTTCACCGACGAAATCGATCCATACACCGTTGGCTGTTTGTCTCGGTGGATCGAGTTGATCCATACCCCGTGGTTCTGATACGCCGGTATGTCTAGCCGCAAGTCCGCAATCTCGCCCGGTTGGATCTCGCTAGTCTTGCCGTACATCAAACGCTTAGTCTTGTTAAGCGCTCTCATAGCGTCTTCAACCGTCGCCGGCGCAGGCACAAACGAGTAGGGCGCGACCGGCTTGAACTTGTTCACCACCGTGTCGTAATCGGCCGCCGTAGCCTCGCCCCTAGCCACCCTCTGGGCCGCTTCCGTTAACTCAGGCACGCGCTTGCCAACGTCCTTGTAGTGCATATCAATGCGGTTCACTTGCGGCAGCGCCCCCTGCATTGCCCGTTCCATTCCCTTTGCCGCGGTTCTTTCCATGGCGCCAAGAATGCCAACCCTTCCACCGCCACCCATGTGAACTTCACCGCCAGCGGCAAAGTCCTTGGTAATCTGTTCCGAGGGGGGCGTCTCATAATTCCAAATTGGCAACGAGTCTCGCCTTGATCTTTCATCGTAATCTCGACGCGCCTGAACCATCCGGGCCTCTTCTTCACCGGACATTTTCTTGTACGCTTCGTAAGGATCAGTTACACCTTCAAGAGGCTGGGTTTGATTCAACAGGTATTGCTTTGCGCCTAATGCGCTTTCTTCATTTTTAATTAAATCTTCGTACAAAACCGGATCCGTTTCTCTCATGTAGTCAATGCGGCCTTGAATATTTTTTGCTTCTTTTTTTGCCACATCTCGCTCTGCCATTTTGGCAGCAACATACTCAGGGCTTGAACCGCCTTGCCACCCTTCAATTTCTTGAATGGCGTGTTGCAATTCATGCAACGCAGTTGACCTTTTGTATGGGGCATCAGTGTTTATTGTGATGCGTTGCTTTGTTGGAGAATAAAATCCATAAACGGTTTCAGGCGCAGTAAATTGACTATGAGTTGGCTCTAATTGTTTGAAAGCGTATTTGGCCAACTCCGGATATGCCGCAAACAATTCTGGATGGTTAACAAAGTCCGGTGCTTTTCCAGTCAAATTAAATATGGCATCGGTTTTGGTTCTGTTCCAATAGTCATTGGCGTCATTCACTTCTTCAGGCGTTGTTGCCCTTGCCTTGGCTTGTTCGTACCGTTTTCTTGCGCTGGTGTATTGTTTCTTTTCAACTTCGCCGGAGGTGTACCTCATGTCAATGTCAGGAATTTCTTGACGCAAATTGCCGTCAGGGGCTCTAAACGTGCCCGTTTTCCTCCAGATGTCGTTAGCGCTTCTGCCCTCGCTTTCCATCTGCACCGCAAGGTCCGCGTCCGCCTTGCGCCAAGTCTTGGACATTGGACCCATCATGATCTGCTTAGGCGCAGCACCGGTTGCCGTTGCAACCTTGTTCGCTAGGTTGTATGCAGCGTCACTGGTCGCTAAATCCTTGACGGCTCTCTTTGCCCCTTGGCCGGCGTTAGCAGCCGCTCTGGCAGCCTGCTGGGCCGTTAGCCTTGTCGCTGCAGTATCAACGCCATGCATCGCGCTGGCGAGCGTTGGAAGCCCCGGCCCGATCGGTGGAATCTTGAGGTAGTCCATCAGGTCCATGCCCGGACCCATCACCGCCATCATGGCCTCAAGCGCTTTCATCTCAGCCTGCGTCTTGGGCATATAGGCGTACTTCTCAAAGTCCTTGCCCTTGCCAAGCATCTCAGCGCCGAGCCCGACCATGGAATTGCCCATGACGTTAAACGGAGTCCGGATTGCATCCAGAACATCGCCCTTTGGCATCGTCGCAAGGTACGCTTGCATCGCGGCTTTTTCCTGCCGCGCTTGCGCCTTGCTCTCTTCCGGCGTCAGGTGGCCGGGTATTGCGCTCAGGTCAGTTTCTTGGGCTGGCTTACGCCGTACCGGATTGCCGGGCATATCTGTTTCCTTTGCAGATTACCCGCCATCATATCGCGCCTAAGCTGTCAAGTCATCAGGTCTTTGACTATAGGTCGCCCAAGGTGACACGCCCGGCTTCTTACCACCCGGAGGGCCATCTTGCCCGGAGGGATTCTCTCTGGATTTCCTCCCAGCACACGCTTGACGCCAGATTCACTCGATGGTGTCCCAAGTCACACTGGGGAACCTCCGTCTTGTGCGGTCGCTCTGGAACGCCGCGAGGCTACAACGGGTGTACGCGAGCCTATGTTCTCTCCCCGGCCACCCATGTAGGTGCTCTGCTGACGCGGAGGGTGCGGTCGGCAGGGGGCAATAAAAAACCGCTAAGGAAGACCCCGGTGGAAACGCGTCTTTTGGACGCGCCCCCTTGCGGGGCGGGATCTTTCTTAGCGGTTCTTGTCTGGCTTTCCACGGCCTACGCTTGCAAGGATAGTCCATCCTCGTCCGGAAAGTCAAGCACTTCTTTCATTGGTTTGTGCTCACACTGCTGGCATATGTTCTCAAAGTGCTTTACTTCGAACAGCCGCTTGCAGTTGACGCAGTACCCCTGCAGGGCGAATTCATCATTGTGCATACGGGTTCTCCCTCCGGCGCGATCGGCCGCTGTCAACGTAATCGTCCTCGTCCCAGTCATCGTCAGGCGGTGGGTCCACCTCTAGCCAGCCAGAGTCTCGCAGGAACCTCAGCGCCTGCGTACACGCATCCACGAAGTCGTCATGGGTGCTCTCGGGGAACGAACAGATCTGGCTAACGAACCCTTCTGCCCAATCCCTAACGTATCCCTTCCTTGTGCTGCTCTCAGGGATCCACACCCGCCCGCGGGCGATGATGTGGCTCACGATGTTGAGCCTCTGCATCTTGTCCGCCCTGCCGGGGTTGTACGCCCGGATCGGTAGGTGCGCCCTCTGCAGGTCCTGTATCAGCGAGATCCCCGCGGACTTGTCCTCGATCAGCAGCAGGTCTACCCGCTTCTTCTCTTTCCCTTCGCCGTACACCGCGCCATACTCCTCGACCACCTTGGGTCGGAGATCAGGGTATTGGAGGCGCTCCTGCCAGCAGTCGATCACCATCACGGCCATGGGACCGTCCAAGGGTTTGAACACCCCGAACGTGATGCAGGCGGTCGGATCGTTCTGGACCTTCTCCGACGTGGCAACGTCATAACTCTGGATGATGTACTCGAACTTCGGGAACTCCTTACCGGCCGGCCACAACTTGAACATATCGCGCTTGACGATGCCCGACTCCTCGGGATCGATGATCTCGGCGTAGATCTCCTGCCGGCCTAGCGTGGTGCCCTCGTACTGCAGGATCTGCTTGCGGAAGTTCGCGGACAGGTTGTCGAGGTTCGTGTACGTCGAGGCCGTCGTCACCGCAACGTCGTCACCGTCCCGGCCGATCAGATCGATGATCAGGTCTTTCGGCCGCGGCGTGGTGGTGCAGATGATCCGCGTCTGCTTGCCCAGTCGCACGCCGAACTGGATCTGATCCCACGCCTCCTGCAGGTATTCCCATGCCGCGAGTTCGTCGCACCAGCCGCCGTGGAACTGGGGGCCGCGGAAGCGCTCTGGCTCCGACGCCGGGATGCCCTTGATCAGCGAGCCCGACGTTAGTTTGAGTTCGTGCAGCGCTTTGTTGTAGTCCGCGATCAGCGCCTGCGGAATAACCGTGAGCAGCCCCGAGTCCCCCTCGAAGCACGTCGAGCGCACGTCACTGCTCGTAGGAGCCGCTACAAGCCACCGCGTCCCCGGCTGGGTATGTGCCCACCATCCGATCTGCTCCGCGGCCGTGCGCGTCTTCCCAGCGCCCCTGCCGGCCAGCAGCAGCCAGACTGACCACCAGTCACCCGCGGGCAGGATCTGATGCTTGTGGGCGCTCTGAAGCCACTTCATGCGCCATGCCCACGCCACCTGCTGCTCGACCGGCAGCGTCAGGAACTTGCGCTTGGTTTCGGGGTCCTTGAGGATCTCGACCACGTCAGGGGGCAATTTTCCCCCACTTTTGGGGGCATTTCCCACTTTCATCGGTACTGGCCAGCGAGCGATCGAGACAATTTCCCACTTTGACCCCTAAAACAGGGGTGAAAATGGGAAGTCACTCTTCGATCTGCCGCGTCATCTCGGCGTTCTTGAGGATGGACTCGAACATCTCCGAGGTCTGGATGTTCACCTGCAGCGGGTTGTCTGCGTCCCCGGCAATGATCGCCCGGTCCCCATACTTCTTGGGGTTGAACTTGGCCAGCAACTTGAGCCGGGTCTCCACCTGCAGCCGCCGGAAGTTAACGTCATCCGACTCCACAACCGACTGCACAACCGCGCCAGTCTTGGGGTCTGTGCCAGTGGTCACCCGCCGCGCCAGCACCGGCGTATCAGCGATCTGCAGGCATTCCTCGGCCATCTTGTCGTAGCCAATATCACGGGCTCGCGCGATTGCTGCGGAAAGCGTCTCGTCGCGCCCCATCCAATCATAAACAGTCCGCCACTCAGGCATATGATCCCGGCGGCAGATCTCCCTCAATGGGATTCCCTCAGCCAATGATTCGCAGATCTCTTGCGCTACGGCGGAACTGTACTTAGATGGCCTTCCAGTGGTCTTTACTGGCGCGGTTGGTACTGCGGTACCGCCGAACGCTTCTAGCGTCTCCTGAGCCCGTTTAGCGGCCATTGCGGCCTCGAATGCGCCCTCGATCTTGGCGGCTTGCGCTGGCGTCACTGCCCTCTTGCGTGTTTTCTTCGTCGCGTCCGACATATTTTCAGTCTCGTTGCGGTGAATCCTTGATTTTACAGGGTATTTCACCACAATGCTACAACTAGCCCGAACCCAACCGGATCCCAGTCGGTTCCCAGTCGGTTCCAGCGTGGTTCCCAGTGGGTTCGTTATTCTTCTGGATGAGTCTTCTTCCACCGCTTGATGCGGCTTTCTACATTCTTGTGTGCCCAATACCTAGCGTCTTGAGCGTGATCGAAGGGGTAACTGTGAAAGGGCATCTCAAACTGCTCGAAGTACCCCATGCAGCCCTCAATCTTCAGTTCGATAGCTTTTATGAAGCGCCCTTGAAACTTGCCGTCCGGAAACTCAAAGACCTGCATCAAATATCCGACGCGACGGCTTTTTTTGTCGCGCTTACCGCCGTAAAAAAAACAACTGTCGATTAGGTCCACTCCTCACTCCTTAACTGTTAACGGTCGGTGGTTGGAGGCCCCGAGGGGCCCCTTCTGATTACGCTGCCAGCTTCCTCCACGCTTGGGTGCCGAGCCAGAACCCAGTGGATTTCTTGCCCTCGATCTTGTAGTACACCCGGCCTGCGTCAATGCTGGTTACGGTGCGGTTGCCCTTAACGTCACCGACGCAGATCGGAGTTGGCTTGGCAGGCTTGATGACCTCAACCAGCGCGGTGCCGTGGTACAGGTCAGCGCAACGCTCAAGGTGGTCTGCAAACTGGCGTGCTGCCGATGCGCGGCCACGCAGTGCCCACTCAAACGTGTTACGGGCGCTGTTCTGCTCCGAGACGGTCGCCTCAGCAAAAGGGACCTCGGTTTTGTTGCGCCAAATATCGGTGCGGACCACAACCTTTGGGGAGATCTCACCGGCCTTGACCTTCTCGGCCTTGACAATGAAGTCGTCGGCTTCAGCGCGGACCTGAGCGATCACGCGATCGGCAACTGAACGATCGTTCTGCAGGGGCGCGTGCTGATCGCCGCGGCAGACGCCCGAGAAGTAGCCGTACTCGACGGTGTAGCCATGCTTGGCCATTCCGAAGCCGGTGGTAGCCTGCTGGTGGCCACAGAGTTGGCAGTTGCCGCGGATCTGGTTTTTCATTTTCGCTTTCCTTCAATGTTGTCGGATCGAATTGATCCGGTAGACAAATAGTCTCACATTTTTCTGCTTACGCAAAGGTTTTTGTAAAAATATTTATTAGGACAAACCCTAGGGGGGGAAACCCCCCGGTTTAGATGTTCTTGACCCAACTGCTGTATCGGCCGTCCGCGGTTTTGTACTTTTTCAGGAACGCCTTGATCATTCGGACGTTCTTCAAGGCTGCAGCCTTCTCCTCCTTGCCGAACTCGCCCCGCCGAGCCTCGTCGTTATCATGGCCGGACTCGAAGAAGCAGGACAGTCGGTACTCTGCTTCGTCCACGATCTCCTGATCGGTGAACTCGTCCGGCTCCTTGCGGGAGTCCGCGCAGATGATCTCGAAGGCGTACTCCATCTCAGGAATCGCCAGCGCTGCTTTAGTGATTGCTCTCATCTTCTCTTCTCCTTCAATGTAGTGGGGGCGGCTGCCCCCGGTTGGTTACTTAAACGCGCCACCGCAGGGAACCGCGGTCAATTACCTCAAGGCTCTTGACGTTGCACAGTTCCGTCTGGTGACGGACGCGGACTTCTGCAAGCAAGTTGTCAGAGCCTTCACACACTGAATAAATACAACGCACCGTGCCAACCGTGGTTGGGTTGACTTTGACCAGATCACCAACTTTTACTGAGTTCATTTCGCTATTCCTTCAATGTTGCGGTCGGTAGTGACCGTAGACAGATATTGGCATAAAAAAACCCCCGTGTGGGGGTTTTGGTAAAAATATTTTTAGTCTCTCGATCAGCGTCTTTTTTTTGCACCTCACTGCGCCGATCGCGGTGCTTGCCGGCCCCGCGTGGAGGCCGCTGAATCAGGTCCCGGACTACCGGGTTACGCTTACGCATCAGGTTCCTCCTCGATGTAGCGCAGCCAGCGCTGAATGTCTGTGGTGCTCATCCAGTCCCCGCGGGTGCCGTCCGCCTGCGGCCCGAACTTGCTGCTCTGCAGGTGGACCCGCAGTTCCTCAATCCGGTCCTTCATGGCCAGAACGCGCTCTGTGGCCTCGCCGCGGTCGCGTTGTAGTTTGGTGATGTAGTTCACTGTTGCCTCGCTGTAGAGGCCCCCGTAGGGGCCGTTGGGTTTACTTCAGAAGCGCTTCGAGTTCGTCAGCAACAAACTCAACCGCCCAGTAGTCGGCGTCAAAACCGATCTGCTTGGAAAGCCACTGCAGGCAGTTGAAGTCCTCAAAAGCCACTGCGTTTTGGTAGGTCACAAACTGCTCGACGAGGTAGGTCTTGTTCTCTTCCGTTGGGGGAAAGTCGTCAAAACCTGCGCTGAAGGGTGACTCGGCGCTGACGTCGTACAAGTTGTCGTAGGCGTTTTGTGCTGCGTTGTTCATGATTCGCTTCCTTGTCGCTGGTTGCTGCTGTAGTGCAGTGAAGTCAGTATACATAAAAAAAGGGGCTCGCAACTTCTTTTGGCAAAAATATTTTAATGCCACTGTGCCACGGCCTGCTTGGCCAACTCCAGACTCGACATCGCCGCGGCAATCAGCACCGCACGATCGTCACCCTGCTCCTGCGCCAGACGCTTCAACTGCGACAGCGCATCCTCTGCCGCTGACAGCCTCTTGGCGGCCTCTGAGACGGCCACAGCGAGGAAGTCAGGGGTAATGGCCACCACGTCCGCTGGAACGTAACTGGCGGCCATTGAAGTGGGCTGCACGTTGATCCAGACCGGTGCCTGCTGATCATCCTTCACTACCTCGACCGATCGGATCAATGTCCGCGCCTGATACTTGCGCCAGTTTTCTCCAGCCACCTCGTCGTGCCACTCGAACGCCGGGTGCAACTGCGCATCCTCCGGCCTCGCCTCGTCAACCACTAACGATGGATCCAGACTGCCGCGCTCCCGGTAGATCCGATCCAACTCACTGCCGGCCACGTCCGCACTGACACCCTTGACCTTGGTGCCGTTGCGGAACGCATACCGCTGCTTCGATGTAATGCCCATATCAACTCCTTAAATTTGCCTGCCGCTCCGAGCCTCGTCATACCTCGTCACGTCTCGCCTGCCTGTCCTCGACACGCCACTCCGAACCCTGCCTGCCTTGCCATTCGTTTCCCTGCCTCGACATACCGGACCGCGCCTAGACCCGCCTGCCGTACCTTGTCACTCCGTACCGGGCCATGTCATGCCTGCCTTGCCTCTCCGTAACCCGCCACACCGCGCCTCGCCATGCCTGCCTAACCTTGCCGAGCCGAGCCAGACGATTCCACGCCTGCCTCTCCTTGCCGAGCCTTAACAAGCCTCTACGCGCCTGCCTTGCCACGTCGTACCTTGCCTCGCCGAGCCATGCCTGCCGAGCCCAATCGAGCCCCGACTAGCCGAGCGCGGTCTAGCCTGCCACGATCTCGAACGTCCCCCAGCCAAGGCCGGCGGACTCACGAGAATCAGGTCGCCCTTCGCCGATCCCAACCTGCATCCCTACGCGAGACAACAGGTTGGTCACGTCTTCCGCGGTGAACTGGTCGCCGTCATACCGAATGGTTAACGACATCGTCCACTCACGCCACATTGGCCGAACCCGGATGTCAGCCACGCCCGTCGCATTACGCACGGCCATGTCCACCCTCTCCGGGGTGCCCTCGAACTTGACTAGGGGAATTCCGTCAACCTTGTCGATCCCGTCCGCAATAATGAACAGACTCAACTTGGCCAAGGTCATCTTGAACCCGACCAGCCTGCACGCGCTGATCATGGCCTGACGGAATGCTCCAGCAGGAATGCCGCACCAGCCCTGAGTGCTGACGTGCATCGCCTGTTTGTAGTCATCGTCAAAGTCACGCGCCGGCTTCGCACGAGACTTATTCGCTGTAGAACCCGCTGCCATTTTGCTCATCATTGCCTGCATAGCCTTCGCTGAGAACCGGGCCTGCACGAGGGGTGCCGTGCCCTTCAACTTGAACCGCGCAAATTGCATATTCGCTGGGGAAATTTGCACTTTCTGTACTGCCGCTGTTGCCATGTCAACTCTCCAATGTTTCTTGAAAATTCAAATGTTTAAGTAAAGAAAAAAGAATCTCTCGTTCGGTCTCTGTTTCCGCTGCGTTGGCTACGCGCTCGATCTCCGCAAGCACGCAAGCCTCGCCGGCGTCCATCCCGGCGTGGTATTCACTTTTCATATGGCGTATGCCTCCCGCGGGCCGTCAAGCCACAGTGGGGTGCGCCCGCGGCCTGACCACGTCTTCCCCGATAGCGGATCCCGGTACTTTGCCGGGACCTTTGCACGGCTGCCCTTGCCTGCCGGGGAAAACCCCAACTGCTCTGCAGTGATTCCGTTCTCGCGGATCACCTCACGCAACTCAATGATGAGTTCCCGGTTTTCCTGCTTGCGGACTTCCTGAGCCTGCTTGATCAGCGCATCTGCTTGCGCTTTAAGTTCTGCATACGTTGCCATTACTACTCTCCTGAAATGCCCCCGTAGGGGCGGTTGAAAATTACTTGCGGTGGTCTTCCTTCGGCATACGCTGGATATGCAACGGCTCCTGCCGCTGCGTGAACGCCTTCACTGTTACCCGGCGACCGTCTTTATCGGTGAAGGCGAATTCGTAGACGTTGAACTTATCGAAAACACGGTTTACTACTTCAATGCTTTCGACTTGGTGGACATCAAGATTGATCATGGTTTGCTCCTTCGCTGTAGTGCCCCCCGTAGGGGGCGGGTGGTTTACTCTTCTTCGCAGGTCTGAGCGTGAGCCAAAAAGAATTCCCACTCTGATTGGCGGTTGACTTTAAAGCCTTCTTCCTTGGCGTTCTCTTTCAGATCGGCGTAGTACGCTTTGAACTCTTCTTTCAGTTGTTTGATAGTTTTCATTTTGTTTCCTTCGCTGTAGCCCCCGAAGGGGCGGTTGATTTACTTGCTGGTAACTTTGACGGTGAACCGTGCGCCGATCTTGGTGAACTGCTTGTAGGCATCCTCACCGAAGGCTTTGATGAACTTTGCCTTGTCAAAGGTCTCTACGTTTGACTCAATGTAGGTGGCGCGGAACAGTGCGCCGCTTGCAAACTGGACAGGCTTGCCATTCACGGTCTCGGTCTCAAGCTTGCCGTCAGCGCCGGCTTCCTTGATGGCGTCCTTGATCGCGTCAGCCTGTTTGGTCAGATCGGCAATCTGAGCCAGAAGGCTGCCGAGGGTGTCGATGCTGTTGAGTTGCAGGTCGTTGTTCATTTCGCTTTCCTTCTCTGTGGTGCCCTGCGACGTGCAGCGCATGAACGAATATTGCCACAAAAAATATTTCTGTGCAAACAATTTGCGAAAATGTTTCAAACATAGGGAAACTACCTACAACAGATCGCGCACGTCCTGCAGCAGATCGTCCTCATCGAACCCCCAGTGCTTTGGGAATCCCTTCGTTCCCAGCCCGTGTAGGCCGGTCTTGCCCCGGTGGTGCTCAGGGCATAGGGGCATGGCGTCAAAGTGACTGGAGCGCCTGCCAGCCCCTGTCCCGGCCCGTTTGTGATGGATTTCTGCCGGGGTGCCGGGGTAGCCCATCCTGCGACAGACTAGGCACCCCAGTTCCGCTACCCGGTTGAGGTAGCGGCGTTCCTCACTTGTCACGCTTGAGTTCCGACATCCCGGCGTAGGCCGCCTGACCGATCCGGAACAGGCCCTCAAAAATCTCCTTCTCTTTCCCGCTGCTGGCACTCACTTCCTGCAGTTGTCTGGCCAAAATTAAGATGTCAACGATCGCTTGCGATACATTCGGACTCATTTGGTTTCCCTAAGTTGCGTAAAAAATAGGCGTAGTCTGGCTCCCCGCGCAGGTACGGGCCGGTGTCGTCAACGATGCTGTACATCCACATTTCCCCGCGGGGGCCTTCCACCGATCGCCTACGCAGTACGCCTGCGTCGCATAGGCGGATCAGGCAACTCGATAAAGTCCTGCGGTTCACGTTGGGCATCTTGATGTCGATCGTGGCCATCTCGCCACGCGACCGGATGATGTCAAGTACAAGTTCTCTCATGTGTTTTTCTCCAAGCTGTTGCGAAGCATTGCATCGTCCCATCCCTTCTTGTACGCATCAGCCGCGTCTGCTTCATTCTTTTGTTTCAACTCAATATGTTTTTTCATTAGCAAATTGAGTGTTTCAATCTGTGAGTGCATCGATGCGTGGCACTTCTCCACTTCATCCCGCAGAAATTCAACTTCAGTTGTGTACGGTTTCATGTGTTCTTCTCTCTTAATTTGTTTTCAATCTGGTCAAACAGTTTGCGGGTGTAGCCTTTGATTGGCGTATCCCCCCACGGTCCTATAATTTCTTTGACTTCGTCATCTGTCAGCCCGACCCACTGGCGCGGGGCGGCGTAAAGGGGAACCCGGCCTTCTCCGGGTTTCTTGTAAATAGTTCCGCAATTGACAGACTCAAAGTGTTCGCGCACTTCGTCAATCTTTACCCATCCCTCGACGGCGTTCCAGTATTCAAGCGGTTCCTTCTCTGGTTGCGCCAGCCTATCGCGCAGGGCGGTGATTGTTTCTTGCAGTTTCATATCTACGTTGTAATAACGCCATGCGCTTTGCGGTGGGTCTGATGTAAGCACCATATTGTGTGATGATTTTGCCAATCCCAGCGCATCCAGCGCCTGTTGCATGAGTTCGCGGTCAGTCATGATCACCCCATGTTCCGTCAAGCCATTGGTCGAGCATCGCATGAAGTTCTGCTCGCTGACGTTCTCCGACTGTTCTACCATCATCGGTAACAAGGTCATTCCGAACGAGCATTTGGAAGTCACCCCCGCCGGTAAACTGAATAAAATGGCCGGATGTTCGGATGCCGATTGT